TTATTCCAGACTACGTCACTATATCCTATGAATGTATCATATGGACCTATTATATCGAACAAATGAATAAAATCGTTGAATCTATTAACTATTCATCAAATGCTTATTGGGGAGACCCTGATAGGTTTAAATTCCATGCTCGAATCGATACGTTTACGAATAACGAAACGCTAAGTCAAGGAGAAGAGCGGCTTATAAAGACTAATTTTAATATTACAATGCACGGGTATATCGTACCTAACGTTATTAATAAAGAATTAGTGGCGACCAAGAAGTTTTTCTCTAAAGGAAAAATGAATTTTACCACCGAAGCAGTTGGTGATATCAACGACATTTAATAACCTTTTGAAGGTCTATTTACTATTTATATTAGAACTATCTAACAAACTAAACTAAAATGGCAGAAACTTTATTATCACCCGGTGTTTTAGCGAGAGAGAACGACCAATCTTTTATAACAGCACAACCTATTGTTGTTGGCTCCGCCATCGTCGGCCCAACTGCGAAAGGACCTGTTAACATACCAACATTGGTTACATCTTTTAGCGACTACCAGAACAAATTTGGAGCTCAAGTAGCTTCAGGATCCAACTTCTACACCTACTTCACTTCTATCGCAGCTTACAACTACTTTCAAGAAGGTGGTGAGACTTTATTAGTAACTAGAGTAGCTTCTGGATCATTCACGGCCGCTTCTTCTTCTTTCGTATCTGCTTCCGGTTTCGCCGGCGGTAAGACGTTGTCTGTATTTGAAGTACAAACACCATCAGAAGGTACCTTAATGAACAGCTCAGGCCCTGTAGGAAGTAACGGAACATTGTTAAGCGGATCTGCAGATAACTTAAGATTTGAAATCACTAGCGCTTCAACATCATCAGGAACTTTTGCTCTACTAGTTAGAAGAGGGGACGATACTGAAACTAATAAAATTGTTTTAGAGACATGGACTAACCTATCTTTAGATCCTGTAGCTAGCAACTACATTTCAAGAGTTATTGGAGATCAAGTACAAACAGTGCAAACAGATGCTGATGGAACTACCTACATACAAGTATCCGGATCTTACGCAAATAAGAGTAGGTACATAACAGTTAAAGCAGTTAACTACCAGACCCCGAACTATTTTGATAACAACGGTCAACCAAAAGCTGCCTTCACCTCATCTATCCCAACAGCAACATCAGGAACTTTCGGAGGCGCTGTAGGAACACCTTTTACCAGCATGGCTGCTAATTTCTACGAAAATATTGGAAGCACAAACACACAAGGCTTAGTAGGAACAAACTACACTACAGCTCTTGCTCTACTTTCAAATCAGGATGAATATGCATATAGTTCTATAGCACTACCCGGTATTTACGCAGCTGATTACTCAACACAAATAACTAAGCTGATCAACAACGCCGAAGAAAGAGGTGATAACATTGCAATTATTGATCTAGTAAAGTATGCACAAACTGTTACATCTACAACTAGCGCAGCTAGCAGTCAGAATACTTCTTATGCTGCTGCTTACTGGCCTTGGGTTCAAACACCTGATCCTTATAGCGGTAACATCGTATGGGTACCGGCATCAACCTTAATGCCTGCAGTGTATGCATTTAATGATAATGCTGCTGAGGCTTGGTTTGCACCTGCTGGTTTTAATAGAGGAGGTCTTGCTACTGCAGTAAGAGCAGAGAGAAGATTAACACAAGCTGAAAGAGATACTTTATATCAAGCAAAAGTTAACCCAATTGCTACTTTCCCTAACCAGGGTTTGGTAGTATTTGGACAAAAGACTTTACAGACTAAAGCATCTGCTTTAGATAGAGTAAACGTAAGAAGATTATTAATTACATTAAAGAGCTTCATCTCTCAAATTGCTGATAACTTAGTATTTGAACAAAACAGTATTGCAACTAGAAATTCTTTCTTATCGCAAGTTAATCCATACTTAGCTTCTGTACAGCAGAGACAAGGTCTTTATGCTTTCAAAGTAATCATGGATGACTCAAATAATACTGCAGATGTAATTGATAGAAACCAGCTAGTAGGTCAGATTTATATACAACCAACTAAGACTGCTGAATTCATTTACTTAGACTTTAATATCTTACCAACAGGAGCTACTTTCCCAGCGTAATTCAACTTAACAGATATTTATAATCAATAAAACATAAATAAAATGGCAGTATTAGATCCAAACGAAATATTTTTCACAGCCTTTGAACCCAAAGTAAAGAATAGATTCATCATGTATGTTGATGGTATTCCTTCCTACTTTATTAAAGGCATTGACGGTCTTACTTATTCCTCAGAAGAAATTACCCTAAATCACATTAATGTAATGCGGAAAGTTAAGGGTAGATCTAAATGGGAAGACGTTACTATGACTTTGTATGACCCCATTACTCCTTCTGGTGCTCAAGCCGTAATGGAGTGGGTACGTCTCCACCACGAATCAGTAACAGGTAGAGATGGTTATAGCGACTTCTACAAAAAAGATTTGACTATCGACATCCTAGGTCCTGTAGGTGATATCGTTTCAGAATGGATCATCAAAGGAGCATTCATTAAAGAAGCTAAATTCTCCGATGTAAGCTGGGATGAAGATGCCGCCGCACAAGAAATTACAATTAGTATCGCAATGGATTACGCAGTATTGAACTTCTAATCAAAATTAAACTTAAAGAAAGAGCCCTCCTATTTATTAGAGAGGGCTTTTTTATTACATGAAACTCATAGATCTACTAAACGAACTAGTTATGCCACCGGCTTTAAAAGCCAAACAATACGAATTGGAGAAAGACGGCTATACAAAAATAGGAGGTGGAGATAATGGCATTGTAATGCAAAAAGGATCCGACGTAAAGAAGCTTACTACGGATGTTGATGAGCTAGAACACGCTGAGAAACTGTTAAACCATTCTTTCTCATGCATTATCCCTATCTATAAAGTAGAGAGACTGGCCGGAGGTAGATCCGGTGTGATTGATATGACAGATGCCGAACAGCTAGCACATGAAGAAGCACAGGAAATCTCTATTAATGGAACTAAAGCAGAAGACTACCTAGTATACGACGAAGAATTAGATCCTAAATTATCAGATAAGTTAAAGCAATTCTTAGTTAGCCTTAAAGAAGCATTTAAACAAGCAGGTATCAACGCAGATGAAATCGATTGGTCACCTACAAACGTTATGAATTACAAAGGAAATTACGTTTTAGTTGACGTATAAACCTAATTCATATATATTTATAATAGAACAGTTATAACAAATAAGTATATGTCAGAATTTAAAATGCCTACAGAGACTATTGATTTACCATCAAAAGGTCTCCTTTACCCCGAAGAAAATCCTTTATCCGCCGGAACAGTCGAGATTAAATACATGACTGCAAAAGAAGAGGATATCCTAACTAATCAATCCTACATTAAAAAAGGAATTGTTGTCGACAAACTATTACAGTCTTTGATTATAACAAAGATTAATTATGATGATTTAATAGTTGGGGATAAAAATGCTGTTCTAGTCGCAGCACGAGTTCTAGGGTACGGTAAAGATTATGAATTTACCTACAACGGAGAAAGACAGGTTGTAGATTTATCTACAGTTGAACCTAAACCATTTAACGAATCCTTAATAACCAAAGGAACAAATGAATTTAAATTCAAATTACCACATTCAGGTAATGAAATTACTTTTAAAATCTTAACCGGAGCTGATGAGAGAAAAATTGAAAGAGAGCTGGAAGGATTAAAGAAGATTACAAAAGATTCAAGCCCAGAATTAACAACACGTTTAAAACATATGATCACCTCTATTAATGGCGATAGAGAAGAAAAAAATATTAGAGAGTTTGTTGATAACTACTTACTAGCCCGCGATTCAAGAGCTTTAAGGGACTTTATTAAGCAAGTTCAACCTGATGTTGAAATGACCTTTATCCCCGAAGGAGGAGGAGAGCCGGTAGCAATCCCAATCGGTGCCACCTTTCTTTACCCTGACCTCGAGTGAGGCTCCACAGTATAGGTTAGCTGTATTTAAGCAAATACACGAAATAGTATTTCATGGCAAGGGTGGATATGATTGGAATACAATCTATAATATGCCTTTGTGGT